GGTCATGCACGAATGCACGTTGTGATTTGGCTCGCGTCCCGGTGTCACGTCGCTTACTCCGTCGCAATCACACCGCCATGCGCGGCGAATGCTCTTGCGTGTTAGTTGACTCAGCCCGCGTGCGCGTCGCTTTCGCTCTTCCCAATCGCCGCCGAAGTGGCTGCCTGCTCCGCAAGGCGGAAGGCGCGCATCGCATCCCATGTTTGCACCGACAAATCCGGCAAGACAAACCGTGGCGCGATCCCTCTCGGAAAAAAACAGAGGCCGTGTGCTACACCTCCGAGTTCGTAGATGGTCGTCAAGTCAAACTCATTGACCTCTTCGTCCGTGAGAATCTCGCTGATGCGGTGTAGGCGATGCGATTCGTCGGTCGCGCGCGCTGGCTCCCAAACATCGGCGCTTAGGTTTGCTGTGCGAACATTGTCGACGCGCACGACGCACGAGCGGAAGGCTCGCAGAAGCTTCTCGCCGTCGCCGACGGCGCTGCGGTTCGTATGTTCCAGGATCTTGCCGGGGACACCGGCACACAAGTCGGCCGGCACCCGGGCGACTTCGTGCTCTATCGCTGCGGCGGTTACGATGATGCTTCTGGCAGCTTGCTGCCCGTCACCGCTCTCCAGCACGTCGTCGACGCTCTCGCCGTCGTCCCGAGGAACGCCCCGCTACCCTTCGACCCTCAGCCCGTGGCTGCAACCGGCTCCGCCAATGGCTCCGCCGGCCCCACACAAGTGACACAGGAGTAATTCAATGCGATCCGTCATGTCCCACTCCTTCAGCCAGGTCCCACGGGCTGAAATTCCCCGAAGCTCTTTCGATCGCTCTAGCGGCCACAAGACGACGATCGACTCAGGCTACCTCTACCCAATCTTCGTCGACGAGGCTCTCCCCGGCGACACCTTCTCGCTCAACATGTCGGCGTTCGCTCGCCTGGCTACGCCGCTTCATCCGTTCATGGATAACGTTTTCATGAACACTTTTTTCTTCTTCGTTCCCTACCGCCTGATCTGGGACAACTGGCAGCGGTTCATGGGCGAACAGGACAACCCAGGCGACAGCACCGACTACCTCGTTCCGCAAATGCTCGCACCCGTAGGAGGCTATGGTGAGCTCTCGATCTACGACTACCTTGCGCTACCAACAAAGGTGGCTGGCTTTGCTCACACGTCTCTTCCCCTGCGGGCCTATAATCTTATCTGGAACGAGTGGTTCCGAGACCAGAACCTCCAGAACTCCGTCACCGTCCTCAAGGGCGACACCAACGATCCCACCGCTACGTATGCGTTGCTCAGGCGAGGTAAACGTCACGACTACTTCACGTCAGCTCTTCCCTGGCCACAAAAAGGCCCAGGGGTAGATATTCCCCTGGGCACTTCTGCGCCAATCGGCATTCATGGTGCCGTGGCGCCAGGTACTCGGGTTGGCGTGGTCTGGGGTGACCCAGGCACGCCCGCAACGCTACCGAATACCCGCGACCTCGCGACGACAACGGCGGACTTCGTTCGGCTCGGCCCCAACACATTGGGGTCGGTCAACGACATAATGTACGCCGACCTGTCACAGGCAACTGCCGCGACCATCAATCAGTTGCGCCAGGCCTTTCAAATTCAAAAGCTCTACGAACGCGACGCCCGCGGTGGAACGCGCTACACGGAAATCATCCGTGCTCACTTCAACGTGGTCTCACCCGATGCCCGTCTACAAAGGCCCGAATATCTTGGCGGGGGACAGTCCCCCGTCCAGCTCCACCAGGTCACCCAGACTTCCACGACCGAAAACGAGCCCACACCACAGGGTTCGGTGGCGGCCTACGGAACCACGTCCTTCTCGGGGCATGGGTTCTCCAAGTCCTTCACCGAGCACGGTGTGATCCTCGGCCTGGTCTCGATCCGCGCCGACCTGAACTATCAGCAGGGCCTCAATCGGATGTGGTCCCGCCGAACGAAGTTCGACTTCTACTGGCCCGCACTCTCGATGATAGGGGAACAAGCTGTCCTCAATAAGGAGATCTACACCCAGGGCATCGCCGCCGACGATGACGCCTTCGGATATCAAGAACGCTTCGCGGAGTACCGTTATAAGCCTTCTGTCATTACAGGCCTTATGCGGTCCAACGCTGCTCAGTCACTGGACACGTGGCACCTTGCTCAGGACTTTGCGAGCCTGCCCGCCCTTAACTCTGCATTCATCGAGGATCGGCCGCCGATGGAAAGGGTCCTTGCGGTCGTCGACGAGCCTGAATTCATCGTTGATACCTATGCTCGCCTACGGTGTGCCAGGCCCATGCCTGTGTACGGCGTACCTGGCCTGATCGACCACTTCTGATGTTTGTCATCCAGGAATAACAAACATGGTCGCCTTCGCTGCCATCGCACCCCTGATTGCCGCCGGCATTTCTGCCGCCGGCTCTGCGGGAGGCGCCTTCATGTCCGCTCAAGGAGCGGCCGGCGCTAACGCTCAAAACGTCGCCATGCAAATGGAGGCGAACCGGGCCAACAACGCCATCGAGATGGCCAAGCACGAGCAGAACACCGCGTTTATGGAGGACCAACAGGCCTTCAACCGCGAAAGCCAAATGCTCGGCGAAAAATTCAACGCGCACCAGGCTGACCTGGCGCGCAACTTCTCGGCCGAGCAGGCCGAAAAATTCTTCAACCTCTCAAGCGAGTTCGACCAGTACATGTCGAACACCGCTTATCAGCGGGCCATGGCCGACATGAAAAAAGCCGGCCTCAATCCGATCCTGGCCTATCAGCAGGGCGGCGCGTCCGCGCCTCACATGGCTCCACCACTTCCCAGCTCGCCGGCGGCGAGTTCACCGTCGTCAAGCTCCGGCCTGGCCACTGCCAACTCGAGCGGCCAGGCTCGAGCGGCTCACGTCCTCAACGACAAGGAGGCGATTGGCCGTGCCATGGGCAACATCGTCAATACGGCTCTTGAAGCCGGCAAACAGTACGAAACTATCGACAATATAAAAACCGACACGACCCTCAAATCTCAGATGGGTCAGAACGAGGGCCAGAAAATCGAAAAAACGATCCAGGAGACCTACACCGAGAAGGAACGCAACAAGGTCTTCCAGGAACAACAGGAACTCATAAAAGCGGAAACGACCCGCGCCAACGCGACAACCGCAAAGACGCTCACCGATGCGGCCCTCACCCATGAGGAAATCAAGAACATGCAAAAGTACGGGAAGTCTCAGGCACCCGACACAATCGAGCGAATCCTGCGCATGCTTCAGGAGAAAGCTGAGACGCACATCCCGTCACCCTTCACCAAGAACTGAGGACCAGGTCATGACCAAGCCGACCAAAAAAATGTCTCTTCACCGTCCGCACCGTCGGATCCAGGAGCACGGCGAGCTCATCAACATCCACACAGGCGAGGCCATCATCCCGCCCTCGATGACGAAGCAGGAGTTCATTCGCGAATGCGACGTCAATAACGTCATCAAGGCCTACAAGACTCACGGCATGCTCACGCACGTGAATGCCAAGGCCGCCCAGGGCGCCTATCAGGATCTGCCTGACAGCGTCGACTTTCAGGAATCTCTTCACATAATCATGGTGGCGGAAAACGCCTTCATGACCCTACCCGCCAAGGTCCGCGACCGCTTCGGCCAGGACCCCGCCGAGTTCCTGGCCTTCCTCAACGATCCCGAAAACGCCGACGAAGCTCGGCGCCTCGGAATCCTCAAGCCTCAAGAGGCGCCCCCGCCCCCGACAAAAGTCGAGATCGTCAACCAGGAGCAAAAACCGGACGATCAGAAAGCGTAACGGGGGCGCCTGGAGGGGGTGTAGGGGAACCGTCTTCGGTTCCCCACCTCATAGCGCCCGCCAGGGCGCGCAAGGGCGCCACAGCGCCCGGAGCCAAAAACAAGCGCCGGCATAGCCGGCCTACCGCTACCCCCTGGTAGCTCAATTACGGCCCCTCACGGGGCCGTTTCTTTTCGTAACAGGGACCACAACATGTGGGGTCCAGATATGCGAAAAACCATAAAGTGCATCAAACCTCCTTGTCGTATGATGCACTGACTGACACCACCCGGTAGTCAGTCAAACCCGTACGGAGGTATCCCTATGAAACGGCGGAAGATGGGCAACCATCAATCCAAGGAACTATTCACACGCACCGCGAAGCGAGTGCACGGCAAAAACTCAAGCCCACCCCCGATGCGGGGCGGCATCCGCCTCTAAGCACGTGGGCTGCAAATTCCCGATCAAGGGCTACCGTTCGACCGAAAAAGGGCCGAACGGGAAGCTCCTGATCACCTTCAATCCGCTCAAAGCTCTCAACTCTCAACAGTGGCTACAAATGCCCTGTAACTACTGCATGGGCTGCCGCCTGGAACGTGCCCGACAATGGGCCGTCCGGATGCGGCACGAATCCAAGCTCTACGATGAAAATTGCTTCATCACCCTCACGTACGACAACGAGAATGTCCCGGAGGACTTCTCCTTAAAACTCCATCACTGGCAAAACTTCATGAAGCGGCTGCGCAAATCTTTGCCGCAAAAAATCCGCTTCTTCGCCTGTGGCGAATACGGCGACGAAAATCTCAGGCCCCATTATCACGCCATCATCTTCAACCACGACTTCCAGGACAAAAAACTCCACTCATACAACAAACAAAAACAACCAATCTTCACCTCAGAGAATCTTCTCTCGATCTGGCAAATGGGCCACGTCACAACTCAAGACGTCACCTTTAAATCCTGCTCTTACGTCGCCCGCTATGTCACCAAGAAGCAAAACGGCGCGACAGCGCCAGATCACTACAGCCGCGTCTCGCCAGTGGATGGCAAACTCTACAACGTGAAACCCGAATTCGCCGTCATGTCACGGCGGCCAGGCATCGGCGCTCGCTATGTCGAGCAATTCAAATCCGACTTCTACCCCTCCGGGTATCTCATAGTGGACGGTCGCAAACAGGCGCCGCCCACCTACTACATCAATCAATTATCAGAGGAGGAAAAAGAAAACCTGAAACGCTCACGTCAACACCGGTCGATCTTCGATCCGGAAAACACTATGGAGCGCAAGCTCTCGCGATCGGCCGTCCTGGCCGCCCGCATCTCTCAACTCAAGAGGCAACTATGACTATCATCAAGGGATACACGATCTATGACCGGAAGGCGCTCACCTACTCGCCGCCGTTCTTCGCCGTCGCTGACGGCATCGCGGTCCGCATGTTCACCGAACTCGCCGGGGACATTTCCACGCAAGTCGGCCGGCATCCGGCCGACTTCGTGCTCTTTCGCTGTGGCGGCTATGACGATTCTAATGGTGGCCTGCTCCCCATCCCTGCGCTCGAGCATGTCGTCGATGCTCTCGCCGTCATCCCGCGCCATGCTCCACTACCCTTCGACCCACTGGACCGGACTGGCCCCAATGGGACCGGAAAAATCGCGGACAAAAACATTCACGAGTCCAACAGCTGACTAATGGAGGATAACGACAATGCGCTCAGTGATGTCCCACAGCTTCAGCCAGGTCCCAAAGGCTGAAATTCCTCGAAGCTCTTTCGATCGCTCAAGCGGCCACAAAACGACGATCGACTCGGGCTATCTCTATCCAATCTTCGTCGACGAGGCTCTCCCCGGCGACACCTTCTCTCTCAACATGTCAGTCTTCGCTCGGCTGGCTACTCCGCTTCATCCGTTCATGGATAACGTCTTTATGAACACGTTCTTCTTCTTCGTCCCCTACCGCCTGATCTGGGAAAACTGGCAACGCTTCATGGGCGAACAGGACAACCCGGGCGACAGCATCGATTACGTCATTCCGCAGGTCGTCTGTCCGGCTGGCGGCTACGCCATCGGCTCACTCCAGGACTACATGGGCCTTCCTACCGTGGGGCAAGTCGGCGGCGCCAACACCGTATCGCACAGCGCTCTTTTCACTCGGGCCTACAACCTGATCTGGAATCAGTGGTTCCGGGACGAGAACCTCCAAGACTCGGTCGTCGTCGACAAGGGTGACGGGCCGGACGACTACACGGACTACGTTCTCCTTCGCCGCGGCAAACGGCATGACTACTTCTCCGGCGCGCTTCCGTGGCCTCAGAAGGGCGACAGCGTTTCACTCCCCCTTGGCACTACAGCTCCCATCGTCAGCACGGCCAGCGGCATCGACATGACTTCCACCGGCGGCGGCACGGCGGCGCTTAGCATCGGGGGCGGCTCCGCCGTTACTCTCGGGGTCAATCCGGGCACTGCGAATTTCGGCGCGGTCGGCACTGTCATCGACTCCATGTACGCGGACCTGAGCGCGGCCACGGCGGCCACCACTCACCCGC